GTCCTTGGACTCTCTACAGCAGGTGGTGCTAAAGTTTTAGGAGATAGAGTTACAGATTATTTAAAACAAAATCCAGAAGTAATGAACGACCCAAGATTTAAAGCTGCTGCTTTAGCATTTGGTATAAATCTACCCGGTTATATTGCGCCTGATGCAGCTGAGATGGAAAAAGAAGCAGAGAAGATTAGAGAGATGACTAAACCTACAGGTTCTCCAATAGAACCACCTATTAAAATAGATACAACAACAGGAGATGTATCAGTTAAATTTACTATAGCAGCTGGTTACACATATACAACTAATTTACTTTACACTTTAACAGGTAAGTTAATAACAGTTAGAGAGGATACAGCCACAGGAGATTTAGAATATGTTCAGTGGGATTATGATAATGCAGTTTCAGCTCCAGAAATAAACTTCACTATCACGAATGCAAATTTTGACACTTGTGTAGGTATTTATGAACAAAACACTGATATTTATATCATTGGTGAAGATGCTGGAGATTATTATCAATTCGTTGTTACTAAATCAGCTCCTTTCAATAGTAGTTCAATAGTTGAAATAGTAGATTGGGGAGCAGAATATAGTCCTCTAGGATATATAAATCCTTTCTATAATGTAGTGAACATAACTCAACAAGCATCATGTGTAACGAAGG